AGTGGCTCATATTTTACTGCTCCAATTGTCTTTATACCTGTCGCTACAATTCCCCTATAGTCAAATAAAAAAGATTCTACGTCAAATATAATTTCATTTCCAAGTGCATTTTGAGCGGCACCCATATTAGATCCGCCAGTTGCCTCTATTGTTATGTTACTGGCAGAACGGTATTGACCATCAGGAAGCATCCTTTCGTCAATATCCTGGTTCATCTTACCAGCGATAAATGTTCTCTTAGTTTCTGCCATGATTACTTAATCCATTTATCTTTACCTCTCAAGCTCATTAATATTCTTGATGGGTGCATGTTACTTAATCTAATTTTCGTATTTCTTAGTGTTGCGGTCTTTTCTTTTTTAGCTCTAGCTACTACGTACTCCTGAACGCCATATTTATTGTTTAATACGGCCCACTTTAAGTAGTTATACACGTACTCCTCTGCTAACTTGTTTATAGATATTTTTGTTGAGTCACCATTCTCCATTCCGTCTGAAATATACTCAAGAACAATAAATGCATTCTCAACTCCAGATGAAAAATCAATAACCCCAGACTCCTTGTTGATTGTGAACTTAGGGTTCATGTTTGCGTCTTCAGTGTTCATGCCATACCTTGATCCAATGCTATAATTAAAGTACCATTGACCATCACAGCAGTATCCCATCTGATTGTTATATATTCCCCCTCCAGTGTACAACATGTTTTCACCTCTAAGGATGTCAAGCTTTGATGTGCCCGTTACAACCTCTCCATTAGAGTCAAACACAATGTCTAGGTTATTGTCCTGCAAGTAAGCCGTAGCTGACATAACGGTTCTGTTCTCAACCAGTGGAACAAGAACACCATTATTTAACATTGACATTCTAACATAGCTAACATAGTCTGGAGGCATGATCATCTTTAGCTCAGTTCCAAGCTGTAGTTCTAAGACCTTTATGTTTCTTAGTGCGTCATAGTTTAACTCCTGTATTGATCTTTTTGCATGAAAAAGAATGGTGTATCTATCAACATTGTTGACTAGCTTATCATTGCCAACATACATTAGCATAAAGTTATTTACTAGGTCAGATAAAGTAACGTACTGATACGACCCCCAATTTTTATCTTCAGGGATGTCTCCGTTATTTTTGTAGTACTGGTAATTGTTTATATATGGCATCTACTATTGTTTTTGTTGTGAGTCTTGTATCTCTTCTGACTTAGCTGCCTGTACAACTTCCATCTCTCTAATTGATACTCCAGCGTACTGTAATATCTTAACTACCAAACCTGCAAAATCACTTAATGGTAACTCAAAGTCTTGATAGAATGCATTACTTGGATTAAAGACTGGTTGACCAGCCGTTATTGAGCTATAAGTCCACACTGGATCTTTTGGATATCTTATGTACTGAGTAGTTATATTATTTACTATTGTTGTTGGATATACAATTAGACCTGTTCCTTGTAGTGTGTACACTGGATATGAAACATCAGGAGCCGTTAAGTTTGAGTTTAATAGTGCAGATATCTTTCTTTGGCTAACTTTTTCTACCTCAATGTTATTGTACATAACCCTCTCTAGGTAGTAGTAATCTACTGGAGGTGAAAAATATGGTACTGAATAAGATAGTGATGCAACAACAGAAAACTCATCAATTACCTCACCTATATTTTTTGGAACATCTGTGTATCCCTCTCCAAACATTCTAGCGTTCTGCTTAACAATTGAGTTGGAGTAAGAGTAAATGTACTGTTCAAATATTTCAAGCTGTGCCTGCTTTGCAAATAAGTTAAATTCCTCTGGAGTAATGTAACCCCGATTGTCTTTACTTATTATTGACAGAACAGTATTTCTAACATCATTTATCATTGCAAGTATTTTTACAAAGATAAACAAAAAAAGGCACTCTAATTAAAAAGTGCCTTTTAGTTTTTTATGGTGTAGATATAGAAATACTTGCAACGGTAATAGGAAGTGAAGGGATAACATATCCTACTGGTTTCTTCCAGCTTGTTTTTAAAGCATCAATAATTGCATTTTGTATTGCATCACGCATGTTGTAAGCAACTTGAGCTACTGTATCAGTGTGATTTAATGTTATAGTTCTTCCGTTACGATATGTAAGAACTGTTGCTGTACCTGCCGCTATATTTGTTGCTGCTGTACCTGCAAATACACCTACTAAATCGTTAACTGATACTAATTGATTTGCCCCAGTTGTTATTGGGATACTGATAAATTTTTCCATTGTTTAAAAAGTTTAAATGGGTTAATAATATACTAATTATGTTGTTACTTTAATTGCACTACAAGCAACTGGTAATGAAGGGATAACATACACAGGCTCTGTCCAGTTATAAGCTAAAGCTGTTGTTATAGCAGCTTGAATTGCATCACGTACACTGAAATTAGTCTGAGCAGCTGTTGTTATTGTTACAACTTTTCCACCAAAGTAATTAATAGTTGTTGCAGTTCCAGTAGCAGTTGAAATAACAGCTAGAACCTGATTAGTTGAAATCAATTGATTTGTCCCAGCTGAGTTAGGGATACTGATAAATTTTTCCATTGTTTAAAAAGTTTAAATGGGTTAATAATAATGCAAATATACTAATTTTCTGACAACTTATCTTCAAGGTGTTTGTACAACTCTAAACCTTCATCTGACTGAAAGTATGAAGACAGTACATAAAGTGGATCCTCTCCAAATGGAACGGTAAGCAACTTCTTTTTATTGTCCTTGAAATTAAAGTATATCTCTTTTTTGTTGTTCTTGTAAATCAAATAACCATCAGATAGTGCTCTTGCTGCTATATTCACAATTCTTAGTGATGGGTCATTAACAGCCTCCATAAATTCTTGTGGGTTACGCTTTGCAAATAACATTACGTCTCTCTTTAATTCAGTAGTCTTCATTGACTCAACATTTGATCCCATTAACAAACGAGCAACAGACTCTAATACTGATATATCTAAGTCTCTAGCTGCTATCTGTGCGTCAAGTTGATCGTATAACATAGTAATGTCTTCCTGTGCGTCTTTTTCATTGTCAAACTCATAGAATTCAGTACCATTTCCTGGATGGTAATGTAAGAATTCCTGTAAGACAGGATTTGTCTTTGGTACATTTAAAACACCGTCCTCAAATACAACTGGCTCTAATATAACGTTTTGATCTTGATCATCCTGAAAAGGAGTCTTTGAATTTCTTGCGTATCTAAGCGGATAGTTTATGTTTGTCTCTTCATCAAAATAAAGTAGTCTCTTTCTTGGGCTGTCTTTTGATGCTATGTAATAACTTAAAGGACTTGTGTCACCCTTTAATAAATAGATTCTGTCCTTAGACTCTAATTTTACTCTTTTAATTGTTTCCATTTTATATAATTTAATTTATTTTAAAAAAATAGAGAGGGACACTGATGTCCCTCTCTTAATTTAATCCTATTACTTGAATATGAAGAAGTTGTTTGCACCTAGTGTACACAAAGCTCTTTCAGATAAGAAATGAACACTCATTTTATCTTCATCGCTTGTTGAAGCACCACCTGCTGAACCTGTCATCCAAGTCTTGTAACGTCTGTCTTCAGTTTCAGATGCACGGTAACGCACGTGTAAGAACGGTCGTCTTGCATTTTTACCTAGAACTTGATCGTATACATTAATTGTACCAGCTGGAACTAAAACACCATTAACGTTACCGCCAACAAGACCACCACGAAGTGTAGCATCGTTTAAGTATTTCCAGTCAGTCTTGTAAAACTCATAACCTCTCTTAAATCCAGAGAAACCTAAGTTTAACGCCATCTCCTCAGAATTATCAAACAAACCGAAAGAAGTTCCACCAGCTCCGTAAGAATTTTGAGCAGCCAACATATCATCGATGTCAAATGAGAATTGACGATTTAAGAACAATGCGTTTTCAGCAATAGCTCCTTGCTTGTCAAGACGTTGTACAATTGCATCAAAATCAGACAATGCAGTTGGATTACCTCCAGACCATATATTACCACGAGTTTCAATAGCATTGAACATACCCATTGTACCAGCAGCAGTTGTACCATTAGTAGCCGCACCAGGTGCAAAGGAAGCTGAAGGTGATAAAGTAGATAAAGCAGCAGATGAAGCAGCTGCTGGAACTCCTTCTACCATTGCCATTTCCAAGTAATCCTCAAAACGTAAACGAGTCTCGTGCTCTGACTTGATGTACCATAAGTACCCATTAGCTCCATTTTCAGTAGTTACCTCAACCCATCCAACTTGTGCCATATCAGAACCAGCAACTTCATACTTATCTTTGATAATAATTGGTTTGTTATCAAAGAAGTCATCTTTTGACTCATTGCTTCCTGACATTCCAGCAGTACCTTTTGAAAATTCAGAACCGTAAACAAATACAGTAATAGTTGTAGTAGCTGCACTAAATGTAGTAGCACCTACGTTAGCATAATGGTGTACAACAAAACTTGATGTGCCAACAGAAAATATTACAGCCTTAAATGATTCTGTTGATACTTGTTCTGAAGAAAGAAATACAGTTTGTCCTGCTCTAAAATTACAAATAGCACCACCTGCTAAAGTAATTGTTTGAACACCTGCTGCTGCCACTCCAAACGTACAAGCTGTATATTTTGTATGTAAACGACCTTGTTCTGACCACATAATCTTGTCAGAGTTAGAAGGAAGTTCTGCACCAACCATACGTAAGAATGATGCGATTGATCTATTACCGTAACGCTCAAATTCTTGCTCATATGTATCAGGTAGATACTGACTCAAGAAGTTAAAGTTTGTAATATAATTTGTAGGCAATGTTGCCTTTACTGAGCTAGGAGTAATAAATACCCCTGGGCTCGCTGCTATTGATCCAGCCATAATTTCTAAGTTTTATTTTTTCTAATTACTAATCTATTTCCACGATCCGCATCTACCGATCTTACCTGAAACCCTTGAGTTGGTGTTATAGACGTTGCATTACGAGTCATATCTATATTTTTAGACTCTCTTGCAACACCTTCTACCGCTTCAGA